CGCACAGAATGACGTACAGATTGTCGAAGAGGAACTTGTCCGTGCGCACCCTTGCGTAGATGAGTTAGACGCTGTACGTCAACTTGTACTTATGGACATGGCATTTAACCTTGGTGTGCCTCGTCTTTGTAAGTTCAAAAAAATGTGGGCTGCTGTACACGAAAATAAATTTGACGTAGCGGCAAAAGAAATGCTTGACAGCAGGTGGGCAAATCAGGTAAAATCACGTGCAACTAAATTAGCACATGCAATGCATCATGGTGAGTTTAATGGCTAGAGAGTTGACAGGCAAACAAAAGGCGTTCCTGCAGGTTCTTTTTGACGAGGCTGGTGGCAACATGGTCACAGCCAAAAAGATGGCTGGCTATGCAGACAGTAGTTCAACATCAGAAATTGTAAAAGGTTTGAAAGAAGAAATTCTTGAGGCCACTCAGATGTACATGGCACAGAATGCACCCAAAGCTGCAATGGCAATGACAGGTGCTTTGTTTGATCCAACTGAACTTGGCATCCGTGATAAGATGTCTGCCGCCAAAGAACTGCTTGACCGTGTAGGTTTGGTGAAGACAGAAAAGATGCAGGTAGAAGCAAGCGGTGGTGTTATGCTTATGCCACCCAAAGCACCAGTAGAGGATGACGACTAATGTCTCAACGTAATCGTGATAAAATCAAGAGCCTGTTTTTCCGTGAGGACGGCAGCAGCAAGTTTAAGATGCAGGATAAAACTTTTTCAGTGGCAGCAGGAAAGTTTGGTAAAGGTAGTGATACCCTTACAGGGATTGCGGACATCTTAGGCGTTACCTATAAGTCTCTGAAGAAAGAGAACCCTCAAATCGAAGACCCTAATAAAATTTCAGCGGGTCAAAAAATTAATATACCGCTACGCACGATGACATCGGTAGAGCGATTTATTCTAGGTAAAAAAACAGGTAAACCTTCTACTCGTACTGTTACAGATGCTGACGGCAAAAAGAAAACTTTGGCTGTAAAAAAAGGCGCGGAAGGTAGAGTTTATGAAGGCGTAACAAAAAAAGATATGCAGGAAATTACACTTGAGAAAAATCGTGGTGGTTACGTTGACTACCGCAAAGGTGGTATGGTTCTTTCCACAGTGGACAACCGCAAAAATAAAAAATGAGCAGAAGTATAGGCAAGTGGAAGCTACCCCAGCCGACAGATATTAAAGAACAAAACGAGTGGGTGCCTATCCCACGAATTGCACGTACAATACCATTTGGTTACAGACAGAGTGAAGAAGACCCCGATATTCTTGACCCTATTCCAGTAGAACTGGACTTGTTAGAAAAGGCACGTAAGCACGTCAATCAGTATTCATACCGCGAGGTAGCCAACTGGCTGACGGCAAACAGCGGCAGATACATCTCGCATGTAGGATTGAGGAAACGGTTAGCGAATGAGCGACAGCGTAAGAACACAGCTAAAAGCCTCCGCAAGTGGGCAGAGTATGCGGAAACGGCAATCGCCAAAGCGAAAGAAATCGAAGAAGCAAGAACAGGCGCAAGAACAGCAGCCGCAGATTGAAGAAGTTTCATATGAAACATCAACGATTGAGGAACACGCTAATGTATTGTTTAAGCCCAATCCGGGGCCGCAGACAGAGTTCCTAGCTGCTAGTGAACGAGAAGTTCTTTATGGTGGTTCTGCTGGTGGTGGTAAGTCTTACGCTATGTTGGCAGACCCTCTACGCTATATGGGTCATTCACAATTTAGTGGACTACTTCTTCGCCACACAACTGAAGAACTGAGAGAACTTATATTTAAGTCTCAGGAGTTGTACCCAAAAATCTGGCCCGGTATCAAGTGGTCAGAACGGAAGATGCAGTGGACTGCGCCATCTGGCGCGAGATTGTGGATGTCCTATCTGGATAGAGATGAGGATGTCTTGCGTTATCAGGGTCTGGCATTTAGCTGGATAGGCTTTGACGAACTGACACAATGGGCCACACCATATGCATGGAACTACATGCGAAGTCGTCTACGGTCCACTGCACCTGACTTGCCTATCTTTATGAGAGGTACTACCAACCCCGGAGGCCGGGGACATCAATGGGTCAAGAAGATGTTCATTGACCCTGCACCATACAACAGGTCTTTTGATGCAACCGACATTGAAACAGGAGAAGTTCTCAAGTACCCCGCAGGACATAGCAAAGCTGGAAAGTCTTTATTCAGACGCAGGTTCATCCCAGCAAGACTTTCTGATAACCCATACCTTTCTGAAGCGGGAGACTATGAAGCCATGCTCCTTTCGCTTCCAGAGCAGCAGCGTAGGCAGCTTCTTGAAGGCGATTGGGACATCAAAGAAGGTGCAGCGTTTACTGAGTTTAATCGGAATGTGCATGTTGTGGAGCCTTTCCGTATCCCTAGCAACTGGGTCAAGTTTCGTGCATGTGATTATGGTTACGGGAGTTATTCTGGTGTTCTTTGGTTTGCTGTTGCACCTGATGAACAACTGGTCGTCTACAGAGAACTATACGTCAGTAAAGTTTTGGCGACAGACTTGGCCGATATGATACTGGATTTGGAAGCCGAAGATGGTAATATTAAGTACGGTGTTCTGGATAGCAGTTTGTGGCACAGGCGTGGTGATACTGGCCCTTCTCTTGCGGAGCAAATGATTAGCAAGGGATGTCGATGGCGTCCATCAGATAGAAGCAGAGGTAGCCGCGTAGCTGGTAAAAACGAAATACATAGGCGTTTACAGGTAGACGAGTTCACAGAGGAACCTAGACTTGTATTTTTTGATAACTGCACAAATGTCATCAGTCAGTTACCAGCCATCCCTCTGGACAAGAAAAATCCAGAAGACGTTGACACGAAGTCTGAAGACCACCTTTACGACGCGCTACGGTACGGGATTATGTCCAGACCCCGGTTCTCTATTTTCGACTACGACCCGCATGGCCGACCATCGACAGGTATGCCGGTAGCGGATTCTACATTTGGATACTAAGGAAAAAACATATGGCAGACGATGAAATTATGATGGAAGACGACGCTATTGCATTAGAGGATACAGATGATTCTGTAGCTGCAGATAGCGACGTTGCCGGTATTATCCCCTTCATTATAGACCGCTATCGCCGCGCAGAAGATTATCGTTATCAAGATGAAGAGCGTTGGCTCCGCGCATATCGTAACTATCGCGGCTTGTACGGACCTGATGTACAGTTTACTGAAGCTGAAAAATCGCGTGTCTTTATTAAGGTTACTAAAAATAAAACACTTGCTGCATATGGTCAAATTGTAGATGTGCTTTTTGCTAACAACAAATTTCCTCTTGCTATTGAACCCACAGAACTGCCTGAAGGTGTGGTTGCAGATGTACACTTTGATCCGAAAGAACCAGAAGAGATTAGTAGCCCTTATGGTTTTGCCGGTGATGGTGGAGATTTACCTGCTGGCGCAACAGAAAAATCGCTTATAGAACAACTTGGTCCGCTTTCAGAAAAGCTGCAGCCTGTAGAAGAAAAATTAAAAGAAGGACCGGGTAAGACGCCAACTGCAATTGAATTTAGTCCAGCTATGGTTGCGGCTAAAAAGATGCAGAAAAAAATTCACGATCAGCTTGAAGAGTCCGGTGCTAATAAAAACTTGCGCAGCAGTGCATTTGAGATGGCTTTGTTTGGAACGGGTATTATGAAAGGCCCGTTTGCTATTGATAAAGAATATCCAAATTGGAATGACAATGGAGAGTATGACCCTCTGTTTAAAACCGTTCCACAGGTAGAGCATGTATCTGTTTGGAATTTCTATCCTGATCCTGACTCCAATAACATGGATGAAGCGCAATATGTAATTGAGCGTCACAAACTTTCTCGTTCCCAGCTTCGCAATCTTAAAAAACGCCCGTACTTCCGTAGTCAAGTTATTGACGAATGTATAGCTATGGGTGAAAACTATGATAAAAAGTATTGGGAAGATGACTTATCTGACTATGCACCAGAGCATGGCATTGACCGTTTTGAGGTTCTTGAGTATTGGGGAACTGTCGATACAGATATGCTGGAAGAGAATGGTGTAGACATTCCACAAGAGTTGAAAACTTTTGATGAACTGCAAGCAAACGTGTGGGTGTTAAATAACAAACTCATCCGCATGGTTCTCAATCCATTTAAGCCAGCTAAAATTCCCTATGTATCTGCACCATATGAACTGAACCCATATAGCTTCTTCGGCGTTGGTATTGCAGAAAACATGGACGACACGCAGACACTAATGAATGGTTTCATGCGTATGGCTGTAGATAACGCTGTATTGTCTGGCAATCTGATTGTAGAAGTAGATGAAACTAATCTAGTGCCGGGACAAGACCTGTCACTGTATCCGGGCAAGGTATTCCGCCGTCAGGGTGGCGCACCGGGTCAGGCTATCTTCGGTACTAAGTTTCCTAATGTGTCGTCAGAAAACATGATGCTGTTTGACAAAGCACGTGTTCTGGCAGATGAAAGTACAGGCTTCCCATCATTTGCACATGGACAAACTGGTGTTACTGGTGTTGGCC